ATAGTTAAGATTAGATCGGATAGAACATATGCGAGAACAAGGCTCGTTTGGTTATCAAATCCTAATAGCAAGAGAGGGATCAATTCGTATTCTTTTCCAGTTTACGCTGTTGCCGATTTAATTAAGAGACCAGAAGATATTGCTCGCTTTGATTATGCTATGGTTCTTAAATCAGATGATGTTCCTCTTGAAGTAGTTAATATTAAAAAAACTCCTAAAACTAAACACATCTATACAACTGATATTTGTCAAAAAATCGTTCTGTGGGCATGGAGTAGAAAAGCTCATGAGATTAAGTTTACCCCAGAAGCTGAAGAATGCGTTTTAGATGTAGCTACAGAATTAGGTAAAAAATATTCATCTGAGATACCTTTAATAGAACCGAATGAAATTAGAATAAAAATAGCTCGAATATCCGCTGCAATAGCTTGTCGCTTGTTTTCCACAGAAGATGGAATCAATTTAATCATAAAGCCAGAACATGTCATTGTAACAAAAAATTTTCTTGAAGATATTTATAGAGGAATGGGTTATGACACTTATAGTATGAGTAGAAAAATGGTGTTAAGTGGAGAAGAAAGACAAGAACTCACAACCCTTATACAAAGTAAACCTCCAGAATTAGTTATAGGTTTATTAGATATAAATGTAATAACTGCTCAAGATGTAGCGGATTTAATATCTTGTGATATACCAGATGCTAATTTACTAATATCACAATTTGTAAGAAAGAATCTACTTAAACGATATAAACGAGGTTATGTTAAAACTCCCGCAATGATTAAGATACTAAAAGAGATACAAGAAATGCAACCCGATCGCTTTCAGGATATATAATGCTGGATAATATAAAACAATGTAACAAATGTCCTTTACATCATTCTCGGTTCAAAGTAGTAGTGGGTAAAGGAAACGAAAATGCTAAAGTAATGTTTATAGGTGAAGCTCCTGGAAGAGATGAAGATGTTCAAGGAGTGCCCTTTGTTGGAAAAGCTGGGAAAGAATTGGACAATCTATTAAACATGATAAATTTGAAACGAGAAGATGTATATATAACAAATGTAGTAAAATGCAGACCGCCTGGGAATAGAACTCCTACTGAAGAAGAAATTAAGGAATGTAAACCATATTTAGAAGAGCAGATATTAACCATTAAACCTGAAATAATTGTTTGTTTAGGAAAATCTGCTGCAAAGGCACTATTGAAACTTAATAAAGATATGGGCTCTTTGACTAAACAAGCCTGGAATTATCAAGGAATCAAAGTTCTCGTAGTTTACCATCCCGCCGCAACTTTTTATAGACGAGCCTTGAGAAACAAGTTAGTCCAGCAGTTTTATGAATTAGGAACACTTTTAGGAACGATTGATAAGACTAATCTTACTCCAGAAAAAGAACTTGCTTCAGGAGTATTGGAAAAATATGACGCTACTCTTATTACAGATACCGAGGAAATCATAGAAGTATTAAATGAAGCTATACGTGATCCTGATGTAGTAGCCTTCGATACAGAAACAACTGGACTTGATTATAAGAGTAACCTTATTATAGGATTCTCAATAGCTTATAGAAAAGATAAAAAGATTAAAAGCTATTATATACCGATAAGACATAAAGACATTAACATTCCTCAACAAGCAGATTTCGCCAAGATTAAATTTCATCTACAAGCCCTCTTATCCACAAAGCTTATAGTATTACATAATGCTAAATTTGATTTACACATGTTAGATAATGAAAACATGCATATCAATAATATAGCGGATACTATGTTAATGGCATATGCTGTAAAAGAAGATGAAATCAACTATGGTCTCAAAGAACTTTCAGTAAAATATCTTGATCCTGATGCTGATTATGAACAGCATCAGTTAGAACTAATGCGGAAAGAATTAAAAATCTCAAATAACTGTAATGCCTTCTCTGAAACAAATTGGAGTAATATTCCAATTAGAATTATGTATCCTTACGCTTGTCAAGATGCAGTTTTAACATTACTTCTGTATTATAAGTTATTGCCTAAGATAAATAAGATAACTTATGAAAAAGAAGTAGCTTTAGTTCCAGTAATTAAGGATATGGAGAATAATGGAATCTATGTAGATAGGAAATATTTCAGCGAACTTTCAGCGAATTTAATGGTTAAAATGATAAATATTAGTGAGGAAATGTGTGATGAAATAGGACAGAAAGTAAATCTTAATAGTCCACAACAAATATCACATGTAATAACAGAAAAACTTGGATTCAGTCCTATAGCTATAAGTAAAAAAACAAGCCAACTTGTAACAGATGACAACGCTTTAATTGAATATTACGATTGCAAGTGGACAAGGAATTTACGAAAATACCGAGCTTACGATAAAATGTTAAATACCTATGTAGTACCCATTCTTAATAAAACTGATGTTGAAGGTATTCTACGAACTGAGTTACTTCAGCATAGAACAAATAATGGTAGATTAGCCAGCAGAAACCCTAATCTACAGAACACACCTAAACATCGAAAACGGATATTAGATGAGGATGAAGCACATTTAATAAGGAGAGGTTTTATAAATCCTGGAGATGAGTGGCAGTTGTTGTTTTATGATTATAGCCAAATAGAGCTGCGTTTTATAGCTATGTATGCTAATGTGAATAAAATGATACAAGCTTTTAAAAACAATGAAGATGTACACACAATGACAGCAAGGCTTATGTATAGCAAAGAAGATGTTAGTTCAGAAGAGAGATACTTTGGTAAAACAGGTAACTTTTTATCGGCTTATGGTGGAGCTGTAAGACCTATAGCAAATTTATTGATAAAAGATCAAATTCAAATACCAAAAGAATATCCCGATTTATATTCTTTTGCAGAGTGGATTTATAGTAGATGGCATGAAGTATATCCTGAAGTTAGACAATTCCTGAAATTCGCAGAAACAAAAGCATTAGAGAAAGGATGGGTAAAAAACATCTTTGGACGAGTAAGACATCTTTCCTCTAATAAAGCTTGGATGGCGGCGCATTTCGTTTGTTCATCATGTGCTGCAGATGTTATTAAAGATGCAATGATTAAAATACATACTCATTTAAAAGAGGAAAACTGTAAAACAAAACTGATTATGCAGATTCACGACGAACTAATCTTTCTACATCATAAAAGCGAACCTGAACTGATTCCTTTAATCAAGGACTTAATGGAACGTAGAGATTTAAAGATACCTATAACTGTAGATTGCGAAATCAGTAATACAAACTGGGCAGAGCATAAAACAGTTAACCTGTAGCAAGGAGGAGAAATGACCTTGATCGAAATAGCCCTCATAAGCTGGATGATCATAATAACATGGGTATTTGTTAGAGTGATCAAAAAGAATATCTACCAGCTAAAACTAAACAGAATAATAATCGCTAACTTTATGATCCTTTTAGACAAAGCAGCAGATAAAAAGGAGGAGGGCGAAAAATGAAAGAATACCCCGAAGTTAAAGTTTATAGATTCAAGGAAAGAGAATTTCTGGGTATAAAATTGATATGCCCAATATGCAGATGGGATTATGTTCATCTAATTCAGGGGGAATTAAGTGCATATAGTGTAATGTATCGTTTAATCCCCTCTGATATGCAAAGAATAGAAAAACATCGAAGACACTCTGCTTTTGATCCACGTCCGCCAAAAACTAAATTTCAATGTGGAAGATGTAATATCGAATGGAGTTATGATGAAATGCTTGATTTAATTGAAGACGCAGTTAAAGCATACCTAACAAAAGAAGCAGAAGACGAACAGAAAAAGTGTTGTCCATATACTACTGTCGTTTACTATACTAATGAAGGAGATGAAAAATGAAGACATCTAATTTTACCAAAGCAATAATCTGGAAGTAAGATGAAAGAAAAACACTATAGGTTAGAAAATAGTAAGGGAATTTGGGAAATTCACGAGATTATTTATTCTCCATTCAGACCACCGTATATAAGTTTTACCTACCTTCGCAAAACAAAAAATAAAGGAAAATCCACTAACGATTCTCCATTTAAACCACCGCCTAATAGCTTTACCTATTATTACGAAGATGAAAAGAAACGAGCTAAGAAAGAAGAAATTAGAAAATTACTTCAAAAATACAAAGCTAAACCGATCCCAATGAATAAAAATCAATTAGCTAAAATCAAGCCACTATCCGAGAAAATGGCAATAGAAGAAGTGAAAAGATATACAAAAGCAATGCAGATGTCTTGGATTGCAGCTTATCGAAAAATAATAGGTTAACAATAAAGGAGATGAAAAAAGATGACCAGAGAAGAAGATTTCATTAATAAAATAATCTGCGGCGATTGTTTAGACTTAATAAAGTTAATTCCTGATAATTCTATAGATATAGTAATTACTGACCCACCTTACGGATTAAATAAAAAAGATATCCGAGGCGATGCTGATTTAAGTCTTTTCTATGATATTATGCCAGAATGCGATAGAGTATTAAAAAACAATAGTTTCTTTATTACATTTTTTAGCACAAAATTTCTTCCTCAATTATTTAAAAATAACCCATTCGATTACTTCTGGCAAATTATTTTATATTGTCCTACCTCAGGTGTTAACTCACCAATAGGGTTCACAAAATATATGTCATGTTTTGTCTTCAAAAAAGGAAACCCTAAAATCCTTCACCGAAACAAAGATATATTTGTTGATACCCCTGGAAAAATGGTTGAACCTGATGAGGGGTATATAGATCATCCTACTCCAAAACCCAAGCATTTCATAAAAGAAATCTTAGGAATGTTTACAAGCGAAGATGCTTTAATTTTAGACCCATTTATTGGGAGCGGAAGTACAGCGATAGCGTGTGTTCAACTTAATAGAAGATTCATTGGATTTGAAATTGAAGAAAAATATTGTAAACTCGCAGTTAATAGAATAGGTAAATTTTGTGAGGATAAGAGTAAACCATAAACATAAAAGTTTGTAATGTTTGTAAGTTAATAAAGGAGACAAAAGATGCACTGTACTGAATGTAAATATTTCAAATGTGAACTTCTTGAAGCAATCCACAAAACAACAAAAGTCCCAGTTGATTATGAATTATGGAATTCATATTTAATCCGTAATAGATTTGAAGCTCATGATGAAATGAGAGTGGGCTATCTGGTCGAACTGTTAGTAAAAGTGCTACCGGAAGAATGTTCTCATTTCAAACCAAAATGAAAAAACTGGTAGAAATTAGCAGTTGTAAGGAATGTCCCTGGGTTGACCGTTGGGAGTGTGATATGGGGAATCATATTGATATAGGATATAATCCTTATTGCCTTCTTGATCCAAAACATAAACGCAGAATTAGAACTCCATTAGAAACAATTCCTGATTGGTGTGAATTACCAGATGCGAGGGAGAAATGATTATGGATAAACGCTTAACTAAAAATGAAGATATTTTACGAAACCTTGAATCTTCGTTCGAAGAAGTTTTCAATCAAGATAGAAAAGCAAAAATATCTTTACTGAAAGAGATGGGATATGATCCTGATAAACTTGTAACAAACGGATTAAAACATATTAGTCGTTTAATAAGCCAACAGAAGAAAAAATTTGAAATCAAAAAGCAGAGGGAGAAATGAAACTACCTGATTTAACACGAAAAGAACATATCTACATTCCACCAGGTTTCTCATTACGATACTTTGGTGAAGGAGATCAAGGGGAATTTTATCTAATATGCAACAGATACAGCCCTGATGAAGAAGGTATATGTTATAACTGTGGACAAATGAGAGAATTTCATCTTCCTACTGAAGAAGAATAAAATGAGACCTGAAATAAAAACTAAAAAATAAAAGGAGAGTAAAATGGTAAAATACCTTACAATCGAAAATGACCTCGGTCGTGAAATCGAAAGTTTTATGTTAGCCAGTGATCCATACGGTGAACTTAAGAAAGGAAGGTTTATTTTAGGACAGTATGCTGGTATTATGAATTGGGCATGGTGTATTTTCCAGATAAATGATCAAGATGAGAGAATAGCCATGTGGCCGATACATACAGTAACAGAAATTATTTTTAAGGAACATAATAAAAAACAAACGAAAGGAGAATAAAATGAAAAAGAGAACAATTCTGCAAGACGCTCAAGAACTCGTAGATGGTAAAAGAAAAACTGACTACGGTGATCCCCGTGAGTCGTTTGAAAAAATAGCGACAGTAGCAACAATAATAATGGATAAACATTGTCCTAAATGTAAAAAAGAAATAACTCTCACAGTAATAGATGTTTGTAGAATACTGAAAGCTGTGAAACTTATCCGAGAAGCATATAGACATAAAAGAGACAATCTCGTAGATGAGTGCGGGTATGCAAGAATAGAAAGCATTCTAAAAGGCGATGAAAAAATAAAACCACCTAAAAAAGGAGACGGTTATAACATCTCCTGGGATGAAGAAAAGAAATCAAATACTAATACTCCTGTACCAAAGCCTCAAACAGATCAACCTAAATCCACCTTCAAAAAGACCCAGTAAAAAATGAAACTCCTTGATCCTTTCAACAAATGGAGTATTATTCATGGTAGCGGGTGTATGTTCCTTACACTCATACTAAGCTATCATGTAGGAATCAACAAATGGATAGCTGCAGGTCTTGTCCTACTTGTAGCAGTACTCTGGGAACTAATAGCAGATGACGTTCTAAGATGGAATGATCCAAGAGGAGGAGACTACTATGATATACTCTGGGATTTAGCAGGATGTTTAGCAGCTGTTCTAATGCTCTAAGATAATAATTAAAGGAGTAAATAATGACAGCGGATTATGATGTAGGCCTCTATCTGGGTTATCACACAGCGGCTAACGGTGTTCCCTTCAAGGATTTCCCCAGTCTCAATAATCTCCCCCGTGTAGAAGAATGGAAAAAAGGCTATAAAGAGGGGTACAAAAAAGGTCGAAAAGTTTACATGTATGAAGCCGGCTATGAGGATGGCTATGTTGACGGCGAGGATGGAATATATAACCCCCTTGATCCTTCTATAGAGGAGAAATCATATGAGGAATGGGAATTTGAAGAGTACAAGCGAGGATATGAAGCCGGACATAAAGAGGGAACACTAAATGCCCAGTACAAAGCCAAATATGAGACCAAAAATAGTTGAGAGCGTAACTCATAAAATAAAGACTCCATGTGGAACTTTATACGTTACGGTTGGTATAATAGATAAGCGCATCTACGAGGTCTTTGTCAGAATGGGAAAAGCGGGGTTATGTTACTGCTGTCTGATGAATACAATCGCTCGCCTGATTTCAATGTCCCTGCAAAATGAAATCCCAATAGACCTTATAATCAAACAGTTAGTGAATGAATCCTGTAATAAACCGATTTACGGGACTCATTTAAAGAAAGGAGCTATTCGATCTTGCGCTGATGGAATAGCCAGAATACTAAAAATGGAGAAAGAAAGATGTCATTAGTTCTTGTTCATCAACCGACGGGAGTAGCTTTAACTCCTTTGCACAAGCAGAAAAATGAAAGCGATGAGGAATTTAGGGCTCGTTTGGAAGAATACAGGGAAAAGTACTTCCCTGGGATTTCAGGATTCGTAATTGAAGAACGAGCAAGAACAGCTACGAGACCAATCTATCGTCTCTTTGTCAAATATCCTGATGAAGACGAAGAGCGAATGATTGATCATCGTTTCTATTCTGAAGAAAAGGCAAAGAAAGCCGCTGAGAAAATCTACGGAAAAATCCCAGGAATCACGTGGGAAGTTAGACAATAGATACACATAATTGAAAAGGGCATAAGATCAACAAATACACATAATTGAAAAGGGGATAAGAGTACTATAATCCCTGGAAATTTATTTCCAGGGATTTTTTTATTTTAGGAATTTTTTAAACGTAGAATATAAAAAACTTAGGAATTTTTTAGACGTAGAATAAGATTTTTAAAAAAATTATTTCAACCTGCTGTCCCATTTCAGCCTGCCGTTTCATTTCTGACCCTCGTTCAAATTTTGACCGATGTTCTATTTTTAAACATTATTGTATGAAATTTTTGGCATGATTTTTGCTTATATATTAAGGAATTCCATATTATATACGGGCAAATAATTCCTATTCTTGCCCTTGGTCTTGCCCGATAAAATTTTTTTCCGAATTCCCTTGCTTTTATCCAGTCTATTTATTAACTTGTGTGTAGATCATTTAACACAATATAGCAGAAAGGAACAAAACAATGATTTTCAACAATGATCTAAACAGTGAAAACGGTTGGATTGAATTTGCTTTAAGACAGCCGGAAGAAGAGGAAGAATTAACAGTTCAAACAACCGAAACAATTCTTAAAAACGAAGGAGAAGAGAAATGAAACTCGTATTACCTTTTAAATCAAAAAAGAATTTTGTCGCATTATTTTCAAATATAGGATGCGACAATCCTAAACAATTCTACCTTTTAGCAACTTACCACAAATCAAGAAAGGGAGGTTTTGGCACAAATATCACAGTAGAAGAATGCGAACAATTACTTAAAGAAAAAGGATATGAATATATATCCTATGAAAAAGTTATTTACAAAGACAAAGGAGAAGGAAAATGAAAGAGAGAAGAAAGTTAAAAGATCGGCGAGTTAAAGAAAGAAGAGCTGTAATATCTGGAGAAAGGAGAAGATTTGCCGAAAGAAGGATCAAAGAAAGAAGAGCTCCAGAGATTCCTAAAACACTTAAAGAATTTAAAACCTGGAATTTTAAAGGAACTATAACAGTTACAGAGGATTTCAAAGCCTTCGCAAAATTGTTCTTTAAGGAAATAAAGAACAAATTGCCAGAAGGAGCAAAGTTAATAGCTCAACATACTTGCCATTATTTTCTTAGTGGCTTCATCACTAAAAACGGAAAATATGTGTACTTCTCAATTTCTGACGTAAGACTCTGGAGAAATGAATGGTGGACAAATATACTAATAAGAAGAGCAAAAAACGAGAAGGATTATACAGGAGAAAAAAATTACTACACGACCCTTGACGAATTTACAGAAAGTGTGGAAAAATTATTAAGCTAAAAGGAGAAGAAATGAACGAAAAAATGATATACAAGGAAGGAGAAGATTGGAAGGCTATTTCCTCCGAGGTTAAATTGTCAGAAGAAGACCTCACAGAAATAAGCACATTACCAGAAAAAAAGTGGTTAATTTACTTAGTAACTAACATAGATGAAGTGCTGCATAAACAAACACCCTTTGATGCAGTAATATATTATGCTGTATCAATAGAGAGTCTAAAAGAATTACTAAAAAAGATTTACAAGAAAGGAACAAGAATATGGATTGACGAACTGGAAATAATAGCAAGTTTAGAACACACAGTAGAAAGTGAAAACAAAAAAGAATTAACAACAAAAGAATATCTTGAAATGACGGGATACAAAGGATTCCCAAGTTACTTAAAGATAACTTCAGAAGTACCGGACAATTTCTCATTAAAAGCTATGTCCGGAATAAAGTGTATCTTAGCATATGATCTTGAAAAAACAACAAAGGAGGGATTATGGTTTAAATCACAAATATACTATGCACAAAATCCTCAGATACTTGTAAAAATGCTTGAAACGGATTATAAGAAAGGAACAAGACTAATGTTAGAAGTCGCAAGACCTGTAACACCTTATGTCGTAATAATAGGAGAAGAAAAATGCAAGTAAAAAACGCCTTATTAAACGAATTACAAAGAAAAGAAAAAGACCGCACAAAAGAAGTGGAAAAGAAAACAAAACAAACGAAATTACTAACAATAGCTGTCGAAGAACTACCGAATGATTTAGTAAAAAAGAGTATTTATCCAACAATAATGATGGATACTCTTTGTATGTACTTCCCAAAAACTAAAACAGCCTTAAAAAAATATTTCAGTAAACTAAGAAAAAGAGGTCTAAAGATAAAAATAGAACGAGTAACTTATGAAACAAACAAAAAAATAATTACAACATACAAATTAGAAAAAGATGAAACCTGGGTATATTTAACAATTTACGAAGAACAAAAAGAGGAGAAGAAAAAATGATACTTAGAAAACAAGAACTTTTAAAAGCTGTAAAAGAACAAAAAAACAAGATACGAAATGATATGAAGACCCGTTTAAAAAAACTCGATCTTTTGTATCTAATGCTAAAAAAAATACCTGATGAATTACTCAAAACCAGTACAGTAATGTTCGATGAGACATTACATATAAAAACGGAGGAATTAGATGAAATAAACAAATATCTTGTAAAATTAAAAGAGGAAGGATTAAAAGTGGAGATAGCAACAATCGGAGAACTGAGCATAAAATATAAGATAATACAAGAAAACACCTATATTGATTTAAAAACAAGCCAAAAACTAATTAAAAAAGGAGAAGAAAAATGATACTTAGAAAAAAAGAACTGCTGGAAACCTTAGATAGGCAACAAAAGAGAGAAGAAGAGTGGATAAAAAAGTCCTATCTTCTGCATTTAATGGTACGAAAGTTACCTGATGAATTAGTCGAGAAAAGTGAAATATACGTAATGTATGATCACAAGTTACGTATAAAATATAAAGAAACCGAAAAACAAGCACTAACGGAGTACATTAAAAACTTAGAAAAAGAACAGCTAAGAGTAAAACTAACTAACATAACAGAAGAGCAAAATATTATAGAAGGTGAGTACATTAAAAAGAAAAGTTCCGAGTACGAAATAAGAAGAGGAGATACTGAAGTATTTTTACAATTACAAGAAAAAGGAGAAGAAAAATGAATGAGTACAAAAGAATACTAAAGACATTAAAACACATAGACAAAAGCGGAGCTATGGAAAACACTATGACAACAATATACAAACATAGAGATCACTGGACGATTTTAATTATTTGTAGTGATGAAATAACAAAAGCAAAAATAATAAATACAATGACGGAAATATACAGAAATAACCGAGAGAGATGTCAAATAATAGATACAAATAAACAAGGGAGACAAATGTACGAAGTAGCAAACAAAAACAGAGAGTCGTATCACATTATAATCGAATAAAAAGAAGGAGAGAAAAAATGAGAGCTGCAATTAAAAGAGCAATTAAAGAACAGATGGCAACTGTTCTTGAACTCGGTCTTATTTGTGACAAGGGTGAACTTGAAAATTTAGTAGATTATTATGCAGAAGAGTTCACACAAGTACAAAGAGAGCATATCGAGCTGCTGGAAAAGATATGCGAAGAACAAGAAATGGATATAAATGCACAAGCAGACTTTCAGTACTTCATATTAGCAACAATGAGCAGTTTAACATTGCTTTGTCTATACAAAGCAGCAGATATCGCAAAGAAACAAGGATATAAAGGGAGTCTAAAGAAAAATATAATAGAAATGGTATATAGTATGATAATGCAAATGGAAATAAATGATGATGAACCGACTAATAAATAAGGAGAATAAAAAATGATTATCAAAAAAATTACAGCATTAAAAGAATATGTAACAATAGGCGACATAGAAACCGCTCTGGAAAAGGTAAATGAAAAATACGAAGGCAACATTGACACATACGGGATAGAAGAAAAAAAATACTACTATCTAACAAGACTAAAAACTAAAAACACAGAAGGAAAAGGAGCATCTGTTAGTATGCTCGGAAGAAAAACAGGAAGTGCTTGTTGGCACGTTTACAGAGATTTCTTTAAAGCACTTCCAGAAGAAACAAAAGTAATAACAACAACAGCGGGAAAAATAATAACAGGTGATGACTACTGGGAACAAAGATACTATGATCCAGAGTTTAGTGTTATAGCAGGACTTGGAATAGCAATAAGACATTCACAGCTCTGTTTCTGTAACAACGAGGATAACTGGCTAACGTGGGCAAAAGAAACACTGGATTATATATACAATTCAGGATTAGGAGAAGATTATCTATATGTAATAACTCCTACAGCAGAAAGAATTAAGAAAGGAGTGGAAAAGTGGGAATCCATAAAGCGATCCCAGATATGAAAGAATATCCAGAACTAATATGTCTAAAATGTGGTAAAAAGATATACTACACAGGCGACGGTTACAAACATATCCCAAAGATAAAAGGAAAAGAAGCGATAGGTCAAAAAAGGAGAAAAAAGAATGGAAAATGATAGTTTAGAAAAAGTACATAACTTCAAGTTAATTCTTGCAAAGATTAACACGTTAACAAAAGAGCGTTATCTACTAATTGAAACTAATCAATACTGGCACACTACACGATTTGTAACTGTAGCGTATAATAAAAAAGGCCAGGTAGATGCAAGACGTACTTTAGGCGATTTATACATAGCACAATATAAAGAGCCGCCTAAAGGATATGAAGTTATAGCAACTATCACTAAAAACAGTCTTGAAGTTTTTGGTGATAATCCTAACTATGGTACAATAGCAGTAAGTTTTTGGCAGGCTCTCAAAAGTAACAAGTGAAAGGAGAAGAAAAATGAAACGGATTTACAACTGGAATAAGAATGTTCCGAGCTGTTTGAACGGAGAAATAAGATTAAGAAGAAATCATGTGTTAATGTTCGACACTCGGATAGATAATTTAGAAGAGTTACAAAAGTTAAAATATTTCCTGAACTACTGGATTGAGGAAGGAGAAAGTCCTGAATATGAGAACTTAGAAGAATTTTGGGGTTTGTACCCCGATGTAACTATGAGAGACGCCTACCGCAATGAAATTCTTTGTTACTTTATAACAAAAGGTGGAGGTGGAGATACTCGATTAGTTATAGAGGAGCTAAAAACTGGATATACAATGGCTGAAATAGATATAGAGGGAATCGAAGAGTTAAGGAAATTCATTAACAGGTGGATACCAGGTTAATGGATAAGAATAATGGATAAGCACAAGAATGGATAAGCAACAAGGGCGGTTTTATTAAAGCCGCCCTATTTTTATAATACAAGGATACAAGCGTTAATACAGAATAGATTGAAAAGGTGGGTCTTGTTGTCAAGAGAAAAAAAGTGTTAATTACAGAATAGATTGAAATTGATTTTAATTTTTTTCGCATTTTAAAAACTTGAAAATTTCTTTTAAACAGTGTTCTAAGTTATTGTTTTTTAAGGATTGATGTTAATACAGGATTTTTTGAAAGATTTTGGGGTAAAAAAGCCTATTTTGTAAGTGTTTGATAATTTGCACTTTATTTAGTGAAAAAAGTAATTTAGCGTATGTGGCAAAAAAACAATAAGTTAGAAATGCTTTTGTGCGGGAAAGGTTAACTGTTTGTTTTTGTTACATTTAATCTGCGACTACAAGGGTATCGGGTTTCAAAGTATTCTGTATTAACATAGAACTCTTCTAATATGATGTTTTTATTAAAGTTCTCGATGCATTCTGTATTAACATTTTCATTTTTAAAATTAGATATAAAGTATTATAGTTAGTCAATCTATTCTGTAATTAACACTTTTTTCCAACTTGATAACAAAGCTAAACGTAATAAAAATAAATAGATACCGCAAATTATTGTTTTTAAAAAAGATAACATGCATTCTGTATTAACACTTTGAATTTATCTTTTCCAGAAGAAAAAATTTAGGAATTTTTTAGATGTAGAATAAGAACTTTGGCGTAAGAAAAATCACAAGCGGCGATGAGATACAAGCGGCGGTTTTGAAACAGCGTATCATTTTGTAACAGCGCGAAAAATTACAAAACAGAATAAAATCACAAAACAAGAAAATTCAAAAGAACTGGATCATTCAGATTTCCAGATTTCCAGATTTCCAGATTTCCAGATTTCCAGATTTCCAGATTTCCAGATCGCATTCAATTTTAGCCTATAAAGATTTTTGAAAAAGTACTTGACATTTTAAGGTATATTTATTATATTTAAATTGTATGGGATTATGCTCTTTGACAAAAGAAAAAGGGAGAGAGATTATGAAAAAGCAAAAGCAAAAATCCGAGTACAGCGTTGAAATTCCCGAAGAGCTTGGCGAACTGGATTTAAACTCTTCTCCGGAAGAGTATATCGTGGAAGTTATATCTCCGACTGGAATTTCAATTGCTAAAATTAGACGACACCCTAACAGTTCAGAAGAGAGTACTCTCCAGGGATACATGGAAGCCGCTTCTCAAAGGTTCAGTAATTCAGCATACTGGACAATCCATCGCCAAGCCGGATATTCTTTACGGCTTGGCAAATCAAAAGCCGGTCGTTCAGAGCGAAAAATCCGTCGCTTTATTGTACGAGTGATGGATAAAACTGGAAAGATTTTAACGAATGCAGAGGGTGATCAAATCGGCCTGCTTAGTACTGCAACAAAAAGCCGTGCTGATAAATTTGCCCTAATCTTAGCCTCAAGTGCTCCCGATACAAAAGCCGAAGTGATTGATCGTGAACAACAACGTGAGCTATGGGACGAGTTACGGCTTGTTCTTATCGGATCATAGTTCAAGCGTATAGACCAAACAAAAAACAGAGCATAATCCTTAAAATCCCTTGACCACGTGGTCAAGGGATTTTTTTATCCTTGTTTTTAAGAAAATCCCACACTTCAAGAGTTAAAAAAATGTTTGTTTAAATTTCTAATTCAATAAAAACAAGGCTTTATGATTTTGGCATGCTATTTGCTACTTACTTAATCTAAGCGCATAGCAAATATCATGCCGAATATCTTTAGTTCAATGAAAACAGTATCTTATGATTTTTGGCACACTTTTTGAGCGGTCTGCAAACATCGTGCCAAAACATATAAGATACTGTTTTTATTGTATTAAAGGCTTTTGGCATACTTTTTGAGCGGCTTACAAAGATCGTGCCAAAAATCATAAGATACTGTTTTTATTGAACTAAGGTCAACTTAGGAGACTTGTTATCCCCGCCGCTACCCTACACAAAAATTTTCCCCCATCTCCCAGATTTCCCCGTTAATACAGAATCAAAGCAACAAGCAATAACAAAAAAATTTTTCCCCCAGATTTCCCAGATTCCCCTCACCCTCACAACAAATAATATGCCAAAAAAATTTATAACACAAGGGAACTTCTTGAATAAAGGGTCGTTCAATAAGTATGGAAGGTAATCCAGACACAGCTCCCGCCGATCTCGTTACTTTTGGTCTTGACAATAATGAAGATCGGATTAAACAAGCTGTCAAAGAGCTTGTTGAAAAGGAGCTATCTCTTTCTCAAATAACGGAGACTTTAGAGAAATACAACCTTCCTACAGATGACCCCTTTTCCATATTACTCTCAGAACCGGCATTAAATGTCCTTGAAGGCGTAGTGCGATTAAAAGCGTTATACTCGGCAAATAAAGCCTTCGATGTTTTAATTGATGGTCTATATGATCTTAACCCTCAAGCTTCTCGTAAAGCGGCAAAGACTTTAATTGACTTTGCAATAAGTTTCTCCAAGAGACAGGTTGTTTCTAATAATGATGGGAATATCCTTGAACAACTGGTAATCGGGGACGGTAAGTAAATTGGATAGTAAAGATAATGAATGTTGTCCAAAATGCGGCGAAAAGTTAACTAAATTGACTCTTAACTTTTTTGAAATAGTTTACTGTGAATCCTGTGGATATAGAAACAGAGATTCATACCTTAAGACATGTTTAAGATGTGGAAGGAATTTAATTATCAAAAATAATATAGCTTATTGTGAAGTGTGCGATTATATAACTAAGTTACCTGAACATAAGAAACTATGAGATTAACAAAAGACGTTCTGAAAAAAAGTTTATCTGATTGGAAGTTTTTCTGTGAGAATTTTGTTAAGATTCGACACCCTGATGGTAGAATAGATAAATGGAAGTTTTATCCAGAACAAACACGGTATTATAAGGAATGCACTAAAAGAGATATTATTGTTAAGCCTCGACAGATGGGAGGGTGGTCAACTTGTATTGATGGACGAGGCTTACATGCTACAATAACTCACGAGGGGTTTCAATATTTAACTATTTACCATAAGATTATTGCGGCTCAAAAGGCATTGCAGAATTTAAAGATTATGTACGCTTCTTTGCCTGATGGTATTCGGCCGGTTATTGATAAAGATAATGTTAACATGTTATCTTTCCCTGTTTTGAATAGTGGTATTTCTGTTACGAGTTGCGGTCGGTCGGAACAAGCTGCTGATGAAGTAGGTAAAAGTGAGACATTGCAGTTTGTTAAAGAAAGTGAGTATGCTTATTATCCTTATCCAGAAACGACTCATGGTTCAGTAGCTAATTGTGTAGCTCAAGAAGGTGTTATTGTAATTGAATCTACCCCGAACGGTTTTAATGATTTTCACAATAGAGCCATGAGAGGGTGGAATGGATTAAGTGCTTATAAGACATTTTTTACTCCGTGGTTCGCTTATCCTGAATATTCTATTGTTACAGGAACGACTTTAGAAGATTTAGGAGAATTAAATGAAGAAGAGATTAAACTATTAGACGAAGAACACGTGTTGCCTGGGCAAATAGCTTGGAGGAGATTTAAGATAGATGAGTTAGGTGGAGAGAAAGTTGGAACACAGTTATTTAGAAGAGATTATCCAAGTGATATTCAGAGTTGTTTTGCGAGAATGGAGGGTTGTTTATTTGATCAAGATATTTTAGACGCTTATGAAGAGTTAGTGATGCAACCTCTTCCTAATGAGAGGAAAGATCACTACATATATTTTGAGCCTATTCCAGATGTTGAGTATATTATAGGTGCTGATGTTGCCGGTGGTAAAAGAAAAGGGTCGTATTGTTCAGCGCAGATATTTAGGAGAGATACATGGGAACAAGTAGGACATATTTATGGAAAGTGGAGGCCTGATATATATGCAGAGATTTTAAGTAGTGTAGGTAAAAGATATAACTATGCGACAATAGCTGTTGAGAATGATGGGATTGGAATAGGAACAATAATTCGCTTACAGACTTTAGGATATAGTCAATTATATAAACATCGGAGTAAAGGTGGGTTTGGAGAAGTTCAATACGAGGTTGGGTTTCCTACTAATATAAAAACTCGCCGGATTATGATAGATGATGGAGAAGAAGTTGTTAGGAAGATGTTAGTTATATTACATGATAGGATTACATTGACACAAATGCGAACATTTGTAGAGAAAGAAGATGGAACAATAGAAGCTGCTGCTGGGTGTTTTGATGATGCTGTGATGAGTTTATTTATTGCTATACAGTTGCTTAAACAACCGAAGTTTGTTAGGAGAGTGTGGAATTTTGAATAAGATTTGTGGTAACTGCCAGTATTTTAAAGCGTATAGTTACAATAGGAAACTGTTAATGTATTTTGATAAGAGGTTTGTTCGCAGAGGAGTTTGTTTGCTAAGAACACCTTTAGTAGTTGTATCTATAAATAAAAAAGGATGTGAAGAATGGAGACCAATGAACAAGCAGTAAAAATTATACAAGGGTTAATGGAACATATTAACCCAACAGTAGAAGATATGTTAAGAGTTTTGCCGTATAATAGAGCTGAGCAGCTTAGAGGACTTATAACTGAAGCTAATCAGTTTTTATATAAGCAAGGTAAGCCAGGAGTTAATATATCTCATTCGTTAGAAGAACTGGGAGAAGCTCGGACAGGACTTGAAGGAATAGAGAAAGCTCGAAGGTCTGTTGGTATAGGTTAGGAGAGTTACTATGCCAGGTCTTGAAACTAAGAAGGGATGGTCGCAATATCGTCTTCGTATCCGTAATCCAGGACTCTATAGTACAATGAGAACCCTTGACATAGGTGGAGGAGTTAGTAAGATAAGAGGTAAAAATAAGAAGACGGGTAAATGGGAGACACAAGCTTTAAGATTTGATAAGAGTGTGTTTAAATCTGCACAACAAGTAAGAGATTGGCTTAAGGCACATCCTTCAGCAAGGACATAAAGGAGATTGTGTGAATAAGATTGTAATTGAAAGAAGGCATCCTGAATACTTAAGTAATTTACCTGAATGGAACTTCTTTTGGCAAAGTTACATTGGAGGAAGTATTTATATTACTCCAACTAATTTATTCTCCCATCGAGTTGAAACGACAGCGAGATATAATAAAAGGTTGAAAAGAGCATATTATTATAACTATTGCGCTCCTGTGATTGATATTTATAATCAGTTTATTTACTCCGCCAGAATAGAGAGAAGCGGTGAAGAGGAGTGGTTAGTTAATTTCCGCAAGAACGCTTCTGGTAAAGGAGATAATATTGATGAGATGATGAGTAAAGCTAATACATTATCAGCTATATTTGGTACATCATTTGCTACTGTTGACGTTGATCAAGAAGGTACACCTGAAATCATAACAGCGGTGTATAAACAGAGACCATTTATTCGTATATTGAAGCCGTTTAATGTTGTTGATTGGTCATTAGATAAACAGGGTGGTTTTGAATGGATTTTACTAAGATTCGCTGTATTAGAAGATTCTAATCCACTTGTAACAAGGAACTATAACTTAGAGTTTATATTATGGATGAAAGATAGTTGGGTTAAATTCAATGAGAGTGGGATTGAACTTGATTCAGGTAAAAATAGTTTAGGGTTTGTTCCTATTATACCTATTAACCACTACCCTAATGAAGATGATGATTCTATTATTGGTAAGTCAATGATTAAAGATATTGCCAGAGTTAATCGAGGTATTTTTAACTGGTGTTCTTTGTTAGACTCTATTCTATATGATCAGACATTTAGTTTATTAGCAGTTGAAAGTAGTGGAGAAAAGGATACTGGAATAGAGAAGATTGGAACAGCTGAAGCCTTTACATACGAGAAAGATACTAAAGTGCCGGTTTTCATTGCTCCAGATGCCTCACAAGCTCAGCTGTTTATTGATTGGATTGATAGAGGAATAAGAGAGATTTATCGCTTAGCATCCTTAGAACGTAGTGGAATGGTGCATCGGACACAAGTGATTGAATCTGGTATTGCTAAAGCTTTTGATTTCGTGGATACTAATCAAGCATTAAGTACTAAGGCTAAAACACTCGCTGAAACTGAGATGAAAATAACTGCTTGTGTGTTTGCCTGGGAACAAGTTAAAAAGGGAGCTCATATTGAAAGTTTGCTCGAAGCTCAAGAAACTATTTCAAGTAAAGTTTCAGTTGTTTATCCACGTAATTTTGATGTTAGAGCATTAGATAAAGAGACGAAAGCCGCAATGGATATATTGACAATGGATTTATCTAAACGATTTAATATTCAATTTAAGAAATACCTTGTTCCTAAATATCTACCTAATGCTACTGAAGAAGAGTTGAAAGAGATTTATAAAGCAATAGAGGAGGAAGAAAATGAAAGAGGACGTAGCAGAGATTCTCTTAATAATAGCGGTGGTGGCTTTAGTAATAACTCTTCTAATAACAAAGGAGACGCAAACCCCTCCTCCGATAATTCTGAATAAAACAACTGATACACTTTATATTCAAGATACTGTAACTGTCAAAGATACTGTTTACATTAAAAAGTTTATTCCAGTAATTGAGGATTCTGTAGCTATTCTTGATACTGCTGGAATTGTTAATAATGATACTTTAGTTATTGATTTAACGGTAGAATACAATTTAAGAGAGAATCTATTCCAGAATGTAGGATTAAATTATCTGTTATCTATTCCAGTTGATACCGTAATAATTGAAAATAAGATAGAGAAGATTATAACTGTTGAAAAAAGTAATTCTCCCTGGTTTTATGCCCAGTTGTTAGTAATTGGAGCAGCTTGCGGGATAATTTTAGTGGAGACATTGTGAAGTGTGGCCAAAACGTAATTTATGGATATTTGTAATTATGGTTAATCTACGTAATATTAAAGTGTATGTAGCTGGTAAGTATAGTGGAGACGTTGAAAAGAATATTGAAAAAGCAGCTCAAGTATCTGCTAAATTATGGGACATTGGGTTTACTGTGATATGTCCGCATATGAATACAGCGAATTTTGAACATAGATGTAAAATAACAGGATGGGAAGATTTTTTAGAAGGTGATTTAGTTTTACTTAAAGATTGTAACATGTTAGTTGTATTAGATGATTGGGAAGAATCTAAAGGAGCAAGGAAAGAAGTTAAAGCAGCTAAAGAATGGGGGATACCTATATACTCAGAACGTTTGGAGAGGTTGGACGATGTGTGAAAAAGTATCAGTATGGGAAAGATTCAAATACTTACTGTGCAAATTACTTGGAATTAAAGTAATCGGAGCAATCGTGGCAACTTGGCTACTCTGCATAGACAAGATAGAAGGGTGGATGTGGCTGATTATTTTTAGTGCCGCACTTGGACTAAGATCATTGGAGAAATACATAAACAAGAGATGATCTTCTACAAAGAACATCTTATCCATCGGAACGTTTATGAGCGTAAGATGGATAAATCGCTGTTCATTCCTGAAGTCTTAGGATGGAAGACAGAGAATGAATACAAAGAGTTTTTTGACTCAAGACTTTCTAAAGAGTTACGCATATTAGTGCTTTCGATTGCTTCTGTTATTCGACTATATGAGAAAGATAAAGAATTGATTATAACTGAAGTATATCGAACTCTTGAAGAAAGACACCGGTTGTATCCAGAGGGGCATAGGTTACATAATGTAGTAGGAGCGCATGAACTTTGGAAAGCGATTGATTTGCGGGTTTGGAATTTAGACCCTGATACTGTAGAAGGAGTTTTGAGATATTATGAAACAAGTGAATTTGATTTCTTCTTAATATATCATAAAATAAGAAAAGGTGTGAATCATTTCCACATACAGATGAGGAGTTGAAAAATGGACAAACTAACACCCGAAGAAAGACAAAAAATCATTGACGAAGGTGTAAGCATTGGAATCCAGAGAGGCGAGGAAAAAGCTAAGAAGAAGATCGAAGAATTAACCCAACAAATGGAGAGAACTAAAAGTCTGCTTGAACAACTGGAGAATAAGCATAATATGACTGCAGAAGAAAAGAAGAAACTGGAAGAAGAGCTTGAAGAATTACGACATGCGAACATGTCTGGCGAAGAAAAATGGCAGAGTAAATTAGAGAAAACTCGAAAAGAGTTGCAGAGTCAACTTGATCAGATTAAAGAGAATCGAGATACTTGGAAAACTCGTTATGAAACAGAAAAGATTCATAATGCGCTTCTAAGTGCGGCTACAAAGGTTAAAGCTTACAATCCAAGACAGATTGTAAGTATGTTAGAGGAATTAGCTGTTGTTGAAGAAGAGACAGATGAAAAAGGGAAACCTACAGGTAAAATTAAAATTACCTTCCCAATGACAGTAAAAGGAGAAAATGGAACAGAGGTAGAAAAGGAACTATCCCCAGAAGAAGCCGTAAAGGCTTTTATCTCAAGACCTGAGAATGCTAATTTGGTAGCAGATAATATAGTATCCTCTCCTGGACAAAAAATTGGAGGTTCACTTAATATCCCTTCATTAAAAGGAATGTCTGCTGAAGAAATTCAGAAAAACATGCCTCAGTTAATTAAACTGGCTTCTTCGGGTGAATTAAGATCAGCTCAGTAGTAGCGTTATAACTACGCTTAGCTCAAGCAGGAGCGTCATAACTGCGGTTAGCCTAAAATGCAAGGGCGTTGTGATTGCATTGTTGATTTGAAAGAAAGGAATAAAAATGGCCGACGCATACATGACTTCTTCAAATCAGAGTGCTTTCATTCCAGAAATGTGGGCAGCTTTCGCTCTTGGTATTTTCCACGAGAATGCAGTAATGGCAAGGTTGGTAAACCGTGATTTTGAGGAGACCATTGCTCGAAAGGGAGATACTGTCAATGTTGGAGAGCGAGGCATTTTAACTGCTAAAGATAAAGAAGCGGGATCTCCGATTGAGCTTCAAGCTCCTGCTGGAAGTAAGCATTCTCTGGTTCTGAATAAGCATAAGGACGTTTCGTTCTTAGTCGAAGATGTAACAGAGGCTCAAAGTGCAGTTAAAAACATGATCGGATATATGGATGATGGAGTTAAAGTAATTTCAGCAGCTGTAGATACCGATTTATGCGCTTTGTATGCCAGTTTGAGTCAGTCTGTAACTAAAGATGGTAGCATTGACGAAGCTACAGTTCTTGCAGCTCGTAGGAAACTGAATCATAATCAGATTCCTTATAAGAATCGTTACTTAGTTCTTGACGATTCGCAAGACCAGGCAATGTTACAGATTGATCGCTTTACATCTGCTGAGAAAATTGGAATCGCTGGAATCATTGTAGAAGGAGCTATCGGAAGGATTCACGGCTTCGATGTATTAACTGATCCTCGAATCGTAATCGCCGGTACATCTCCTCAGCAGGCGCATGGTTTAGCGTTCCATAGAAACGCATTCTGCTTAGCTACAAGACCGTTAGAATTACCTCCCGCTGGAATGGGGGCAACGGGCATCTATATGGAACAAGACGGTGTTGTAATTAGACTTCTTTACGGTTATAATATGACCTACAAAGGAGTCCAGTGCAGCATTGATATTCTGTATGGATGTATTGTGCTGCGGGATAAATGCGGAGTGGATGTCATTACGACATACAGCGAATAAATAGAAGGGGGATAGTTTCCCCCTTCTATATTATAATTAGAAAGGTGAAAGATGCACTTGGTAAATCCACATGGAAGGAAAGTAAATGTCCCTAATGCCTGGCAAAGCATTTTCCATAAAACATTATGTTTACAAGGGTGGACTTTATATGAGGACACATATTTTATCAATGAGAATGCAGACAAAGATACCATTTTGATTGAAAGACCTTTTGGCGGCTTGGGTGATCTGGTAATGATTTCTGAAGCTGTTAGAACAAAAGCGAAAGAAAAAGGTAAGGTAACAATTACAACATTAGGTCAATATAGTTGGCTATTCCGGTATGATGATAACATTGATTTTTTAGATTATAATATTTTTGTGTTAAACTATAAAGAAAATAGAAGTAAATTCTATTCTTATTATGATTTAAATTGTCCTTGTATAAGACATAAAGAGCAGAATCAATTTAGGCCATTTAAAGGAAGAGTTCAATTATTTGCAGAAGCACTTGGTGTAACACCTAAAAAACCAACTATAAAATATAATAAACAATTTAGAGAAGAAAGATTTGATACATCAGAATACAAAGTTGCATTGATATTAAAAACAATGGATAAAAATAGATCATATCCATTAGATAGATGGTACGAGTTAGCTAAAATGCTTAAAGATGCAGGATATAGACCGATTACATTTGATACTAAAACAGCATTTGAAGGTATTGATAAAGTTGTAGGAATAAGTCAAGAAAGATTAGCGGCTGTAATAGATCAGATGGATTTGATAGTAACTGCAGATACAGGAGTATTACACATTGCTGGGGCTCTTAATAAACCTATGATAACATTGTTTGGAAGTACCAATGGAAAATTAGTTACTGCTTTTTACGATAATGTTCATATAATTCAAAAACTGAAAGGGAATACTCCTTGTTTTCGACCTTGTTATATAAATACTCAGTATAATAATTATTGTTGTAGTCCTTCAGAATATAGTTCTTGTATGTTAGAAATACCAGTTAAAGAGGTTTTTGATGCCGTTAATGATAAATACGAAAAACAAAGTAATTAGTGTTCCTGATAATCTTGTCGCTGATTGTTTATTAAGAGGATTTAAGTTTATTGGAGAGATTCCAGAAACTAAAAACATTGTATTGAAGACACTTCTGTTAATAAAACAACCACAAGAACCTGTTACGAAGGACTTCAAATACAACATGATAAGGAAATGACGATGGAAGAACAAGGTTTAGCGACTCTAATCCAGACTTTAATTGATAGAATAGATGCGTTAGATAAAAAGTTTAGTAATCATTTACCCTCGTTAATAGACCAAATAGCAAAAAATACAAATGATATATCTTGGCTAAAGAAGTTTTTCTGGGTAGCTGCTGGACTTGTAATAGTTCAAACAACTCAAACAATAATCACAACGCTAATGGGGAAATAAAATGTCGGACTACACATTTAACCACATTTACAATACAATATACGAGGCAGGATGTAATGCTCCTGGAGAGGGGTATCAAGAATTTCCTTACAAACCTGATGGATTGAAACTTTATCAGAATATCTATGAACTAACCTACTTAATCTATTGGTTAGCTCGAAAAGGATACAACTTTAATCTTGGAGTTGATGTAGGAATTGCTTTTGGAGGAACTACTAAAATTTTGCGTGATTTAATTCCTATAAAGAAAACAATCGTTATAGATAATTGTTCAGAAGTCCCAACAGGAGCATATTGGAATAAAATAAAAGATCGAGTTAATAGTGAAATTGTCGAAGAAATCTGGGAAGATAGTCTAAGTGAAACAACAAGAGAAAAGTTAACTAAATATGCGGGTGAAATTGATTTTGTATTTTTAGATGGGAATCATTCTAAAGAAACAGTCGAATCTGAGATAGAATTATTTTACAAGTTATGTAAAAATGGAGCATTGATTGTATTCCACGATGCTTTTTCGAGCGGAGTTGGAGTTTTCGACGCTTGGTGTAATTTGCGGTTGAAAAAGGATAAACGATTTATTTTAAAAGCAGCTTTTCTTGTAACAATGCCTGGAATTGTAGTCTTTGAAGTAGTAAAAACAGGATCAACTGATGACACTATGTCTAATTTCGACAAAAATAACTCCAAGACTTCTAAGATTAAAGCAGATAATAAGTAAAGTTATTGGAGATTCTGTAAGTTATGCGATTATAGATAAAGAATGTCAAGTTGATTTTAGAGAATTTGATATTCTTTACCTGTGTTCTCCATTTGATACAAAAGTGCAAAGAAATATAGCAGAACAGGGGAAAAAGCTGTTCATTGACATTGATCCTCAGTACGAAGTTCCGCCGATAACAAGTAACCCTGTTGTAATTACTGTCCCTTACTCTGATATAATAGATTTATTTGTTAGTAGCAATATAACATCTGAAGTAATCGAGGGTATTGTAGAAATACCATGTTATAAGAAAGTAGTAAAACATCCTAAGAATAATCAGATATTAGTAGATTTCAATTACATAAAACCAGAACATATCAAAAAACTTCCCTCTGAATATGATATTAACGGATTAGCATTTGGCTCAGTTCCTACACTTACAGATTTTGAAGGAATAGTTTTCAATAAAGGTTTAATCTGTTTTGAATTGATTGATGCGACATTATTAGGCGATTCTAATTATGCCTTATTTACTCACATTGAAAAAAATCCTGATATATCTATTCCAGATACAATGATAGATTGTGCTCTTATGGGGATGAAAATATTAGTAACTGATGATCTTTCTATGGCTAAAAAATTTGTCTTAAAGCATAACTGTGGAATTGTAATTGGGAGAGAGTATTTAAATAAACTCCCAGAATTATTAGAGACAAGTTATCCTATTAAGTCTATCTATGAAACAACATATATAAATAATGATGTCAATAAGATGGCAAAGTTACTAAAGGAGTAAAAAATGGCAAGCAAGTGGTACAGTAAGGGATTTGAGGGATTCTGCGATGGCTCAGTTGATTGGGATGCAGACACAATTAAATGTGCATTAGTTTCCTCTTCCTATACATGGAATGATGACCATGATTTCTGGGATGACATTACCGGCGAACTCAGCGGAACTGGATATACTGCTGGAGGAGAAACATTAAGTAATTGTGCGGTTAATAGAGATACTGGCAATGATAGAGTAGAGTTAGATGCAGATGATGTAACATGGACATCTATTGATGCTGGAACGGCGGTAGCTGCAATTATCTACAAAGATACAGGAGCGGCTTCGACCAGTCCTTTAATTGCTTACGTAGAGTTCAGTGATCCCGTAGTTACAAATGGTGGGGATTTCACAATCCAGTGGAATGCAGAAGGAATCTTACAATTAGCTTCTGCGTAAAATGTCTTATGATGATCTTACAAACTGGATTCCTGTAGATTACACAAAGTGGCGTTCTGCCTCTAATCCGAATAAATATGCAATTAAAATTGGCGGTGCGTTAGCTAATTATAAAGATGGTAAGAATGAATGGAAAGAAATTAAAACTGAATGGATAGAACAAGCTAATGGTAATTATAAATGTGAAACAGATGCTGTAAAAGTAGAAGTAACTACAGATGGATGGTTATATGTAGAAGTGGATATAGATGGTGATGTTTCTACCATCCGTAAAAAATTAGTTGATGTTGATATAGTTGAAAAAGGAAAAGGCAAAACAAAACAATCAGTAATAAATTTTAGTAATCCTCAAGTTAAAGACAATGTAATAAGATATAATAATGTAATAAATGGGATAGATGTTGAAATAATTAAACTTAAAGGAGGAGTAAGACATAAGATTATTTATAATTCTGGTTTTCTAAGCTCTTTGACAGCTTCTCTTAATCTTTCTGCTAATCCACAAAATGTTACTCTCGATAATAAATCCGAAATAGAATTTGAAAATGTAATAGACCCGAATTTTGTAGGAAACACAGAAGAACGTATATTAAAAGTATATAAAGGAAAAAAATTACTTTTTGAAAAGCAACATCTCGAAGTAGAAAATAGTCATCCAATCACAGGTGGTAGCATTCCAATTATTCAATGTTGGAAATGCGAAAATGAAAAAACGTATCTTACCGAACAACTTAATGCTCAACAAGTTAATATTCTAAGTCAATTAAACCCTGGAAAAGCTTTATCACATAATGATACAATAACTATAAAAGGCTCTCACTTAGAAGATACTTATATTTCTGAATATGAACCTACTTATAATTATGGACAAAGAGAAAGAACGATTGTAGGAAGTTATAGTGGCAATGAATTAGTTCCTTTAATAAGAGCTTTAAATGTAAGAAGTGTATTAGGTGATAATGCTCATATTACATTAGCAGAATTTAGAGCCTATTGTTGGTATATCGGTGGATCAGGTTCAACTTGCGCACCTTATAGAGTATTTAAGTATGATTGGGTAGAAGGAGATCAAACAGGAGCTCCTCCTACAAATCATGGATGTACTTGGACAGATTGGGATTCTCCAGATTATGAATGGGGAACTGCAGGATGTCATAATGCAGATGATAACGGAGTTGATAATACTGGCGATGGAACAGGTGCAGATAGAAAAGAAACACCGGAAAGTTCTTCACAATCAATAAATACAACCGGTTGGAAAGCATTTGAATTAACTAATGAATTAGTTCAAGGATGGTATGATGAAACAATAGAAGAAGGAGGAATTTCATTACATGATGACTCGCCTTCTGCTTCTAATTTTGCAGCTTTTAGATCAAATGAACATGGAGTAACTGAAGAAAAACCATATTTTTATATTGAATATGATCATAAAGTAATAGCTTCTCCTGTTAAATCTGTCGGTTCTATTCCAACTCCTACAACTATAGTAGGAGTAACAAAAACCCCTGATCCTGTTCAATCTACAGGAACAGTTCAATCAGTTACACTAATTAAAGGAGAGATAAATAGAACTCCTAATCCTGTTCAATCTACAGGAACAGTTCAATCAGTTACACTAATTAAAGGTGAGATAAATAGAACTCCTAATCCTGTTCAATCTACAGGAGCGGTTCAATCAGTTACACTAATTAAAGGTGAGATAAATAGGACTCCTGATCCTGTTCAATCTATCGGTTCTATTCCAACTCCTATAACTACAGCAGGGTTAGTAAGAATCCCTGATCCTGTTCAATCTATAGGAAAAATTCAATCAGTTACACTAATTAAAGGTGAGATAAGCAGAGTTCCTGATTCTGTTCAATCTACAGGAACGATTCAATCGGTTACACTAATTAAAGGTGAGATAAGTAGAGTTCCTGATTCTGTTCAATCTATTGGCTCTATTCCAATTCCTATAACTACAGCAGGATTGGTAAAAACTCCTGATTCTGTTCAGTCTATAGGAACGGTTCAATCAGTTACACTAATTAAAGGGAAAATAAATAGAGTTCCTGATTCTATTCAAGCTATAGGTTCTGTTCCATCGGTAATTGCAGTAACAGTTTTTCTATATAAGATGTTAGAAAAGGATAGCAAACTTGGGAATCTTCTTAATATGAATAGCAAACTTGGGAATTTTCTTAATATGAATAGCAATCTTGGTAAGGAAGTTTCAGACAATTCGTATATAAATTTTGGGAGTTAAAATGTCTGAAGAATCTAAAGTGTATCAAAATGATATTGGTGTTAAGATTACTCTCGATACTGGAGATACAGATATAACAGGAGCATCTGTTCTTAAAATAAAGTATAAGAGACCAGATGGAGAAACAGGAGAATGGACAGCTTTAGCAGAGGGAACTGACAAAATATATTATATAACAGAAGCTAATGATTTATCTAAAATAGGAGTATGGGAACTTCAAGCATATGTTGAAATTGGGACATTTAAAGGACACGGAGAAATTGCAGAATTTAAAGTTTATCAACCAATAGAGGTAAGTTAAATGGTTTCAATAAATGCAACAATAGGGGGATCAGAAGCAAATTCTTATGTAACATTAACTGAGGCTGAGGATTACTTTGAGGGAAGATTATTTGCTAATGATTGGTATTCAGCAACAAGCTCCGAAAAACAACAAGCTCTACTTCAAGCATGTAAAGATATTGAAACTCTTAAATTCATAGGAACTAAATACAATGATTATCGAGTAGGACATGTAAATTATCAAAAATTGGAATTCCCCCGTCGCTTTCCTTCTATTTTTATACAATGCGATTCTGTTTTAGAAACTTATATTGGAGCAGATTATGAACCGTCTTATCCATATTCTACAGATGCTAATGGTCAACCTTATATTCCACATGAAGTAAAAAACGCACAATGTGAACAGGCGTTATTTATTCTTGCGATAGGTTCAGATGCAGAAAGAAGAAGTCGTTTACAAGCCCAAGGAGTTAGGAGTTTTAAAATTGGTGATTTTTCTGAACAATATAAAGTTATCAATGGAAGAATGATAAGTCAAAAGGCTCTTGCTTTGTTAGACAAATTTATAGATTCTTCTCTTTCACTTGCGAGAGGCTAATGATAGCTACATATTTTATACATACTCTATCTAAAATAGAAACAATTCAAACAAGGGATGAATATGGTAATCCTGTGTTTGAAACTCTTGCGGAGAATGTTCCCGCAAGAGTTGAATACGGGGCTACAGGATTAACAACGAATGAAATGACAACTATTTTCGCAGATGCAAGAATATTTATAGATGCTGGATATTCTGTTAATCCAGGAGATAGAGTAACTTTTGATAACAAGATATTTGAAATAACTAAAGTTCTCAAACGATATTTGCTTGGCTTGAGTGAAGAATATATTGAACTATATGTAACGGAGATGACATAATGGCAGTTCAGAGCTTTGAAGATTTTATTACTTCATTACATATTACCACTCAGAAAATGTCAAGCGGTAATAAGGAGCTAATGAAACAGATCGGAAATAGAGTATTAAAAAGAGCTCAGAAGTATGCTCCTTTGAAAACTGGGAAATTATCAGATAGTGGTAAATGCTACGCTTTTCCCAAAAGATTTAGGATTCGATTTTATGCGCTTTCAAAACATGGCTATAAATATGACTATGCCCCAAAAATGGAATTGGGAATCTACAATTCAAGACACCCTGATCCTCAGAGAGGTCGGCTATATTTAAAAAGAGCTTTTTATGATTCTCAAGATGAAATTGACAAAGTGTTAGGTGATTATTTAATTTCCTATATGACTCGCAGAAGAGGATATAGACCTATAAGAGGAATATAATGCTTACAGAATTAAGAACCTATATAATTGAAAATTCAGATTATTTTACTACTTCAAATGTATTTATTGATAAACTACCAGATTCCCCAGTTGAAGCAATAATGCTTACAAGGTCTTCTGGGGGAGATGTTAGTGAAGGAAGATTTGTGAAAAAGACTCCTGTTACAATTATTATTAGACATGGTGATTATTCTATTATTGAACTTTGGGGAGAAGAATTTAGAAAACTTCTTCACAATAAAAGTCATATTTCAGATAAAATAAAGTATATATATTTATTAGAAGATTTGGCACAAACGGATGTAACTGATAAAGGTGATCTAATTTACTCAATTACTTTCCTTATCCAAACAATGGTAGAGGTATAAAATGAGTGTAACTCCAACAAATATAGAATGGGGAGCAGGTGAACTTGCTCTAAGTGTGTATCCAAGCTATGATTATTATGATGTAGGAGCTTGTCGAAATGCTGTATTTAAATGGCAAAAAATCACAAAGATGATTGAATGTGGACAGGTTGGTGGAGCGGTTCATGCTGTTCCTATAAGAACTGATGGGTCATTTAAAATTACACTTTTAGAAGGAACGACACATAATATTAACAGAGCATTATCTTCTCCTCAAAGTGCGGATGTATATTTACAAGATGAATCATTAGTATTTTATAGACTAATATATCAAGTTCCTATAAAACAGATAGGCGCAACAGAAAATGTCTTTAGAATAAGTTTATATAAAGTATTTTCTTCCGAAGGAATACAACCTGTTCTTAGTAAAAGTGAGGAAAGATCATTTGAGATTACTTTTCAAGTATTAGCTGATCCTCTTAATAATAATAGATCAGGTTTAATACAACTTAATGTAGAACCCCTGTCATCACAACCGGATAGTTAACCAAAATCAAGAGGTAGTAAAATGGCAATCAACGTTGACAACATCGAATTAGGAGAAGGGACACTTCAAGTTCAAATGAAAGACCCTTCTCAAGGAGAGCAAACAGATGTTGGAGCTACACTTGGCGCAGAACTCAGTTATTCTCAAGAAATTCGAGATGTTGAATGTGGACAGAAGATGTCTCCGATTCTTAGTTTTGTAATCGGAGAAGAAGGTAAGTTTAAAATCAAAATGCTGGAAAGCACTATGTATAATCTGGCTTTGGCATTAGGGCTCGCCCCTGATGATGCGCCAGGATCAGCTTCAGGATACACATATATTAACTTCGGCGGTTCAACAACTAATGTGTATTCTGAGTTGACTTATACAGTTAAACAGCAGGCAAATCAAGCAAAGAACTATATCTTCACTCTTTACAAAGCGAGAGTAACTGGGGGATTAGTCCTTCCAATGTCTAAAGAAGAAGAAAGAGCATACGAGGTAGAATTTACACTTTATCCTGATCCTGATCAGAATGATCGTTTGGGACAAATTAAAAAAGAAGTCTAATACTAAAGAAAAGAGAGGAAGTTATGCAACCGAGGGAATACAAGATTGGCGAGCGTACCTATGTCCTTAAAAAGCTCGTATTAGGACAACTATCTGATCTCGCTAAAATATACAAAAAATACACAAAGGAATTAACAACTGAAGACGACAATAGTTACATGCAACTCATAGTTTCAATGTTAGAGTCTGGTGATTTAACCAAACTACTCGGCATTGTTCTATGTGAAAAAGGGAAACACCTTAAAGAAAAAGATATAGATGAAGTTACACAATATATGGAAGAAAATTTAGAGATGGATGAAATGATGGAGATTATAAAAGATTTTTTTACAATGATTGGTCTTCCGATAGAACCTCTGTCGAACAAAACTACGAAGGGCGGAAAAACAAGCCGATAAAAGATGTAGATTGGGATTATGTCATAGTAGAGGTTGCTGACGGACGCCCTGAAATTCTCGATTATATCAGATGGAATATTGACTTAGATCAAGCTTCTGATGTAATGAGATACAGGGCAAATAAATATATAGACCAACTCAATAAAGAGGGTCGTTATCTTGAAATTCATGCTAAACTTCATGGAGCAGAGAATTTCGAGATAGAGCCTATTCCAAAAGTAGGCGAAGAAATTACTGTACCTGTTGAAAATTTAGTAGATAAAGATAAACAGTTAGAAGGGAGATTAGCGGCAGCAGGTTTTCCAATTATAATTGAACGGAAAGAAGATGGCGGATAAGGTAGAAAAGGTACTAACTTTTAACATAACGCCAGCAGTTAAAGCTATAGAAGCTTTAACAAGAAAAGTGGAAGCTCTGGGAGAGAATATAGATGCACAACTGAAACAACAAACTACTACCACTAAAGGTATGTATAAAAAAATATTAGAACGTGCGAAAAGAACACATAGAGAATTAGAAATAAGAGAGAAAGGACACCAAGATAGATTAACATTACAGAAACGAAAGAAGAATCAAAAAGAGATAATTATGGATAAAATGCGCCTTGCTAATTTAAAACATATGCACAAGACAGCTGAGGCGCATATAAAAGCTTATTATAAAAGAATAGCTAAACACGCTGGTGCGACTGCTCAGTTTGTTAAATATGTGTGGAGACGAGCAATGGCCACACTATCTTTCTATCTGGTAATGCGGTTTGCACCAGCATTAGTTCAATCCTTCATTGAACCTTCCCGCCAATTAGAGATTTTTACCCTCCAATTCAAAACTCTTTATAAATCTGCTGAAGAAGCTCGAAAGGTTATGGAAAAACTAACCGAGTTTGCTATTATTACACCTTTTGAGCTTCCTGATGTAATTAGTGCATTTAGAACACTTAGAATTTATGGAATAGAAAGTAAAGAAATGTTACAAGCAGTTGGTGATGCTGCTGCTGGTGTTGGAGCGGAATTGAGTGA